ACTCGTCATGCCAAGCATCATCTAGCGCACAAGAAATTGCGTCTGCGGGAGACTGTTCATCTTCGTGATAGTCCCGCCAGTTAGCGTCAGGAAGGTCATCAGTGGACAAACCAAAGTGTGCTACGCAGAGCTTGTCAACTTCACGCTTCCAAGTATTGAATTTAGTGTCATTTACTACTCTCATGCTCTATCTCCCATCATTGCATCGTTAATTACGTTAGACATCATGCACTCATGCTCATCTTCTTCTAACTCAGAAGCTGCATCGTATGCAAACCTGTAAACATATCGAGCCACAGCAAGTCGCTCAATAAGAACTTCAATTCTGTCCCAACTGTAGGCAAGCTCTGCTTCCCTAAGTCTATCTTCAAGGGCACAAACTTGTTCTGAATGTGCCTCAGCAACTGCAAACAGTTGCTCAGAAGTGGTGCAATTGCGGATAATTGTTATGTCGTGGTTCAATGTCATGCCTATCTCCTCATTTTCTGTAAACAGTATAACAGAGAGATAGGCAGTCAGCAAGTTGAAAGTTTTAGTAAGAAAATCTAAGAGTACTAATCAGGTTGATCCCAGTTGTGATCACAGTACACTAAGATGCCAAGACCTCCGCGCTGATTCCATCTTTTAATAGTCCATCTTTTGTCATCATACAGTACATCTCCTGGATTACAAAAAGGTAGCTTATCTTCAGCTGTGGGTACAATATTGATATGTTCACGCTCAAAGCCATGTTTCTCTAACCATGCTAGTTTGTTATTATATACAGTATGTGCTTGTTTGGGTGTATAGTGCGAACCCATAGCAGTTAGAATTTGACAGTTATTGTACATTATATTTTCTTGTTCATAAAGATCTATAAAGTAGTTTGCATTTTGTGTTAGCGGTGCTGTTGAAAAGATTTGTTCATAGTTTTGAAACATAAACCTTGAAAGATTACCATCCCCACGCTTACACAAGTTGCCTGTCCATCCTAAGACTTTTAGACCAGCCTCGAAATCCGCAATCACCCCATCTACATCTAAATAAATCATCCGAATATCCTTGAAACTATCTCTGCAAGAAATGTGTAAATAACTAAAGCAAAAGTACTCATACAAAATGCCATTACGAGTATTTCTAGTCCATCGTGTTTTTCATACCAATCTAATATTTTTCTAATCATTCTGGTGCATCCCAAGGTAAGTGTTCAATGTTTTCAATATCAATTATACCGCAAATATATGTTTCAGATTCCTGTGGTTCATAGCCGTTCTCCATTAGCCAATCCCACCAATCATCTGATTCTTCAATAGTTTCTTTAAGTTCTGTTTGTTGTTCTTCAGTCCAGTCTACTTTATAGACACGAATATCTCCCCAAACTCCGTCCCAAGTATCATTTAATTCAAAGTCTGTGAGAGCCGAAATCTCAAAGTCATCATGCGTATTGTTTTCCTCACAGTATTTATTATGATCTTGTAACTCCACTAGTTCTTCGTCTGTCACATCAGCGAAGAAAGTACCCCATCGCCAACCTTGCTCATAATGTACCCATACTTTTGTTTCTTCATTGTAAAAAAACTCAATCTCAACAACTGATTTCTTAAATGTTGGTTCTAGTTTGATTAGTGTCATTGTTAACCCTCTATTTCACATTGATAAGTGATATTTTTATCTTCAGATTCTTCAATGTAAGTTTCCATAGAAGGGTGATCTTCTACTTCACAATTACACCACGGATCTGTAATTACCACAGTATTATTACGAAACATGATGTTACCAGCATGAAGGTCTAATTTGCGAAAACTAGCAGTGTCTTCATAAGGTACTGCTTCTTCATCTTCTGAAGTAAAGCAATCTGTTTGAAAGATAAGCATATCTGTTAGGTGAAAAAATGAATCAAACCCCCACGGAAACAAATCATATTGATATTCTTCCCACTCTTCTTCAAAATCTGTTTGAGATTTTTCACCTAGTATTAGTTCACTAATAGAATTGGCTAAGTCATATCTGCTGATTTCATCGCTATCAAAATCAATAGGATCAGTGGTAAGGTGTTCCATAGTAGCTACATAGTATTCATTTGCATGATCAATGTGCAAATTATGTATCAAAGGAGCATGGCAGTTCTCACCAATAGGCTTAGAGAATTCAATATAATCAAGCCAAGGATCGTAAGTAGTATTACCAATCTTAATGACTTTAGACTCATGAGGTTTGCCATGTTGAAGCACAGCTGAGTATACCCCTGCACCAATAATCGCATTACCTGCTTTAGCTGTGTTTTTTAGAACCTTATATGCTGCTGCCATTGCCTACTCCTATCAACAAAAATACTACTCGTGTTCACCACCTGGATCATTTGGGTCTAGCATTACTTTTTTGCCATTGATCCACATGTGTCCTCTAGTGCGACTTACAGAATGATAACCATCCGAGCGCAAGCTAAAAAGTGATGGATTGTTTTTGGCAACAGCAAATGTCCCAACGGTAACTGCAATAGCTGCTAATACAATAACGTGTGCTATGGCAGTAATTCCAAACATCCACATGCTACCAAAGTAGCTGCTAAACACAATACACCACATCCAAGCAAGTACTTGCATGACCATATGTCTAGTATTCAAATCTGGAATGTTGCGAAGGGGATTCATGTTATGATCCATCACTGCATTCCAACCATTTACGATAAATGTTCTCACTGGATAAACTCCTTTTTCAAATGTTACCTTAAGTGGATAGTGAGCATCCACTGTGTCTCTAAAATCAATAGCCTCATACTGATCTACAAAGTATCTGACTACAACCTGATTCTTAAAATAAGCCTTTATACGATACATGATTAGCAGTCGCCAAAAAGTTCTTCATACTCACGATTAAGGATTGTACCATCTATAAGAACCATCAAAGTACGAAGTTTTCTTATTTCGTCTGAAGTTAGTTTATTAACTTGTTGTACGATGTTTTTATCTGATCCATCTTTTGCAATAGAACAAAGAGCATCTTCTAATACTTTATATGAATAAGTAGTCATGATAATACTCCTTTAATTAGTAATAAATACCCACTGTATACCATTCTCAGATGAATCACCGACTACAAAATTACCTGCTTTGCTCCAGTCAACCTGTGCCACATTTAATTCATTGCTGATATCTTGTGCAAACTTTGAGATGTTTTCAGTGGTTTGTGAACTGTGAATCCCTTTATCGTCGTCGTGAAGATACTGCGCTCCAGCAGCCAGTGCTGCGATAATAAGTAGTGCTTCCATATTCTTACTCCTTTTGAATGATTATGAATAAATATATCAAAAAATAGCCCTAAACGCAAGAAAGGAGTGGACTTGCATTGTCCACTCCTTCAAGAGCATTCAGATCGTGATGATCAATCAATAGGATCAACTTCGTGTCAGACAAGGTGTAGGTTGTACAGCCTACATAGGCTTGCGATCCTGACTTAAGATTCTGCTTTATCACACTCTGGTAGTGAAGTGTCGGTTAAGACCACCCTATGTTGTTGATGTCATGTATAATAGTCAACAAAGAAACTATGTTAGGAAGCACTCCGCTTATGTGATAACTTCCCCTTGACGATGAACTCAGTATTAGTAACCCCTGAGACGCGGTAACTTCTCTAAATGCGCACCTAGAGTAGTGTTGGTGGGCAGAGCCTGTAAATAAGCACAGGTTGCACCTTCTCCATGATCCAGCATTTCGCAACATTGCAGGCGGTGCTGGGTGCGCCTTGCTTCTTTCAACCTGTACACGCTTTACAACCAACGGTGCTGAAAGAAGAAACTGTGCCTACCCCGACCCTTTCGTTTGTGACATAGACCACTCAATTATGGTCAGCCTTGGTAGGACTTGAGTAGTAGCTTAGTTAGCTACTACTGAGATTAGCCGTGACAGTGCTGCTTTCGTAGCACCTTCGAAGCCAGAGACATCAAAGCCGTTAGACTCGATCTCACGCAAGATTTCCTTCTTAGAAGGACCTTCCTGCTTTGCAGCCGCCTTCTTAGGAGACGCTACATAAACGCCCTCACGGACGAGTTTAGAACGGACAGAACGAACAGTTTTATCCAGTTCAGCGGCAATTTGGTCGAGACCATCGTTGCCAAGCTCTTCATACATGGCGACCATAGAGTCAACCATATCAGCGGAGTAGTTAGTAGTCTTTTGGGTTGCTTCAGCCATAATTCACCTCATTAGCTCTGAAACTTGGTGGCAATAGTCAGAGGCATTGCCGTTCCCTCATTTTGTAAAACAATATTAACAAATAAATAACCTACAAGCAATTCAAAAATCATGGGGAAGACTGTGTTCTCTACTAGCGAAGGTTGTTTTGAATGGCGCCTAGTGCTTATACACATTGTGGGCTTCTCTTGCGTTCGATACTGGCAGGACTTCCCCTGAGACTTTGCGGAGGGTTTTTTTAAGAAGGTTATCCCTTACCTCAACTTCTAAAAACAGTATAATGAAAAATTATGCAGAATGCAAACAGAATGTAAACTTGTGAAGTCTCAACACAGCCCCCAGTAACCCGCCTGTTGAGTGGACTCTCCGGATCTTTGTTAGTAAGTTCTGGTGTTTACCAATCTATACTAACTCTAGTTCAGAGTCCTTGCCAGTAGGGTGCTCAACTAAGTGGTGGTAGGCGACAGCCACGAAGGAGCACTCCCGATGAAAGAGTGGGGGGTGTTTTTTAAGTCGTTCC